TTGCGGCCAGCAGCTCACCGACTAGGCCAGTAGTTCCATCAGTCATTGCCACACTTTCTTTTGTGTCCAATTTGTCAGTAGAAACCGCATAATTCAGCTATGGCACTCATACCTCTCAAGATCCCACCTGGCGTGTACCGCAACGGCACTGAATACCAATCTGCTGGCCGGTGGTTTGACGCCAACTTGGTACGCTGGTTTGAGAACACTCTCAGACCCATTGGCGGCTGGCGCAAGCGTTCTGCCAGTCAGATGACAGGCTCATGCCGAGCTTTATTGACTTGGCGTGACAATGATGGAGATCGATGGATCGCTGCTGGTACGCACTCCAAGCTCTACGCCATGAACGAGGCTGGCACGCTCAAGGACATCACGCCAACAGGCTTCACTGCTGGCATAGCTGATGCCGCGACCAAGACTGGCTATGGGTACTCCATTTATGGAAGTTTTGCCTATGGAGTTGCGCGTCCCGATACAGGCGCTGTAACTCCAGCAACGACTTGGAGTCTAGACACCTTTGGCGAGTACCTGATCGGCTGCTCCAGCTCGGATGGCAAGATATATGAATGGCAGTTGGGATTCTCAACGCCAACGCTGGCAGCGGCCATCACCAACGCGCCAACAGGATGTCAGGCTGTAATGTCCACAGCAGAGCGTTTTATCTTTGCCTTGGGCGCATCCAGCAACCCTAGATTGGTGAAGTGGTGCGATCAGGAAAACAATACAAACTGGACGGCGTCAGCCACCAGTCAGGCGGGTGACTTTGAGCTGCAAACAGTTGGCTCATTGAAAGCAGGCAAAAAGGTGCGCGGCATCAATTTGCTGTTTACTGATGTGGATGTACACACCGCCACATATGTCGGCCTGCCTTATGTGTACTCATTTGAAAAGGCTGCAAGCGGTTGCGGGTTGATTTCATCGCAAGCAGTGGCGGCCATTGATACTGCCGCGATGTGGATGTCGACATCAGGCTTTTGGGTATTTGACGGATTTGTCAAGCCTTTGTCTTGCGATGTGTCTGACTATGTGTTTCAGAATTTGAACTACAACCAAGCCAGCAAGGTGTACGCTGTACATAACTCCAAGTTTGGTGAGATATGGTGGTTCTACCCATCAAGCGCCAGCAACGAGGTGGACTCATATGTCACCTACAACTACCGCGAGAATCATTGGAACATTGGCTCTATGTCGCGTACAGCAGGCACTGACCGAGGTGTCTATTTGAATCCTCTAATGGTGTCGTCTGATGGCTACATATATGAGCATGAAGTTGGATATGCCTACGACTCAGGCATTTTGTTTGCCGAGTCTGGACCATTGGAGATTGGACAGGGTGACAACATCATGTCTGTACGCCAAGTGATACCTGACGAGCAGACCTTGGGTGAGGTGGTGGTGAGCTTTAAGTCAAGGCTGTATCCAACCTCGACAGAGTCAAGTCATGGACCTTACCCAGCGGCGCAGCCAACTGATGTGCGTTTCTCTGGGCGACTTGTCAAAGTGAAGTACACCGGCAATGTGCTTGAAGACTGGCGTGTCGGCGTGTCCAAGCTGGATATCGTTGCGATGGGTAAGCGCTAATCGTGGCGGCGAAATAGAATCAAGATAAGAGGTAAAACATGAAAGCATCAGAAATCATAATGGCAGACGCCCAAAAAAGAGGGGTGGACGCAAACAATGCTTTAGGATTAGTCAGCAACGCTGTTAAGCAGAAAAAGGCCGTCTTGATGCAAGAGGGAAACTCTGTGTTGATTCTTACAAAAATAGGCGATGTGGCGGCAGAGACTCATTTATTTACACAAGAAAGCCCCATAGCGCTGGCTAGATCATTGGCTGCCTTTATGAAAAGAATAACTGATCTTGGCATTAGAACTATTTATGGAAAAGCTGACAACCAACAAATTATTGAGCTACTTAAAAGAGTGGGCTTTAATGTTGTTGCCTCTGACTTGCCCGAATACAACTGGAAGGCTGACCTATGAGATTCAATGATCGTAACTATGCCATTCTTGGCATTCCAGACTTGCCCATCAATGCGTTTAAGCACATTGGTGACAGAAAGATTAAGCCTCAAGGTGGCATCTCATCTTTTGTTAGCTCAATTGGCGATGCTGTTAGCGGTGCTGTCAGCGGTGTATCTGATGTATTAGCTGATGTTGATGACACTGTTAATGAAGTAATCCCAGGCGGTTGGGCTACTGTTGCTGCTGTAACTGCGGCTACTGTTGGTTTGCCAGGTCTGCCTGTAGGCGCAGAAACAGCCGCAGGCACTGCTGGCGCTGGTACGGCGGCTGGCGCAACAGGAGCTAGCACTGCTGGCACAGGATTAAGTCTTGGAGGCAGTGGCCTTGGACTTAGTGCTGGTGGCGGTAGTCTTGGCTTAACTGCTGGATCTGCTGGCGCTGGCTCTATTGGTGCAGGAATAGGTTCGACACTAGGTGGAATAACTACAGGCATTGGCACTGGTGCTGCTTTAGGAAGTCTTGGATCTGGTAGCACCATTGGCTCAATGCCTGCGGCTAACTACAGCCTCACAGGTGCTGCGCCAAGTTTTTTAAGCAATCTTGGTAGTGCTGGCTCAGCAATATTTGATTTTGCCAAAGCAAATCCAAGCATTGCAGGATCATTGCTTGGTGCAGTAGCTGGTGCAGTTGGAGCCAATGACGCGCCAACATCACAAACCGCCACCACAAGCATTGACCCTCAGATCAAGCAAGAGTATTTGGCAAACCTTGAGCGAGCAAAGCAGACAGCGGCTGGCTTAGAGGCGCGTCAGATTGCACAGCCTAGTGCGATGTACACCGGCGCAGAGCAACAGCTCTACAACCTTGGCATGACGCCATTTGGCGCTGCTGATATTGCAAGATTCTTTAACCCATATGAAGAGCAAGTGGTGCAGGGTGCGTTGGGCGACATCGAGCGTACACGCCAAATGCAAGAGCAAGCAAACATGGAGCAGGCGACTAGGGCTAGAGCGTTTGGCGGTTCACGCCAAGGCGTAGTCTCAGGCATGACCAACGAAGCTGCATTGCGTCAAGCGGCCACCACTGGCGCACAGTTGCGATCTGCTGGATTCAATACTGCTGCCAACCTTGGACTGGCTGCGCGTCCCTTGAATATGGCAGGCTTGCAGACTTCATTGGGTCTTGGCACTACACGCACCGCGCTTGAGCAGGCAAGGCTTGATGCGTTGCGTAATCTTGGCACTGAGCGTTTGGCTATTACTGGCGGCGCGTTGGGACTTCAGCCTGCAAATGTGGGCCAGACATCATCACAGCCTTTGTACACAAGTCAAGCAGGCAGTTTGTTGTCTGGTGGATTGACTGGAGCCTACATTGGCTCACTCCTTGGAGGTAAGGGATAAATCATGGCTACATCAGCTCAAAACTTCTCAGGCTTACTTGGCGACATCTTTGGCGGTGGCGGTGGAGCTACTGGCCTTGAAGACTATCTGACGCCAGCTCAGACTGAGCAGATGAATCGTCAGGCTCTGCTGCAAGCAGCCATTGCCGCATCACAGGCAAGCGCACCAAGCACAGTGCCGCGCAGTTTCATGCAGATACTTGGCGCTGGACTCGCTGGTGGTCAGCAGGGTTATGCACAGGCGCAAGAGGGTGCGATGAAGCAATTGCTCACCAAGCAGAAATTGGATGAGTACAAGCGCCAAAAAGCACTTGAGGCGGCAGCGCAAAAAATCATCATGGGCGATGGTGGTGCTGCGCCTGATTCTGTAGTTACGCCACAGCAAGCTATTTCAGCGCCAGTAACGCCTGAGTTGCCTGCTGGTCCTACTATGGCGCGTGCCGAAATGATTGGTCAAGCCATGCCAAGCGCACCAGTAAGTCAGACTGATGCCGTCTACGATAGATACATGAAGCTATCTCAATTGTTTGCTGCATCTGATCCAGCGAAAGCAAAAAGCTATCAAGAACTTGCAAAGACGATTAAGCCTACGCCTGAAGTGGTCGGCGAACCATATCGCACTGCTGATGGAAAGGTTTACCAGCGCACTAAGACTGGCGGCAGGATTGAAGTGCCTGCTGCTGAAGCGCCAGCAGTTGAACCAATTGGCGAGATGAAAGAAGTCACAGATGCAACCGGTAAACCTGTTTTAGTTCAGCGTTATAAAGATGGAAGCATTAAGACTGTTGAGGGATTTGGCGTACCGCGTGAGCTGGTGCAAGTTAATCTTGGTGGCAAGATTCAATTTGTTGATAAAAA